ACTCCTGGTGACGCGATCACTGTTGTCCGATCAACTGGTGAAGCTGTTATTAGTATAACTAATTCAGGAACTGCCAGTTCATGGTTGACTCTTGCTCCTAGTTCTACTGGTAGCGCATACATTCATAATACTGGTAATGTTCCTACCATTTTTACAACAAATAGCACTGAAGCTTTTCGTCTTGCGGCATCAGGTTTAGGGACGTTTGCTAAATCTGCTACAGTTACTCAAAACCTAACAGTTTCTGGTAACACCACGATTAACGGCACAACAACTGATAACTCAAATGCACTAGCACAAACACTAACAGATGGTGCTACGATTAACTGGAACATTGCTCTTGGTCGTGTTGCTACAGTAACTCTTGGTGCTGCTGGTCGTACGATGGCTGCTCCTACCAATCTAAAAGTTGGCACATATATTCTTCGCGTGTATCAGGACGGCACAGGTTCGCGCACGATCACTTCGTGGAACGCAGTATTTAAGTGGACCGCTGCGGTTGCTCCTGTGCTTTCAACAGGTGCAGGCAAACTAGATATTATCACTTTCTTCTCTGATGGTACTAATCTCTATGGCTCATATCTACCAGATATGAGATAAGGATAAAATGTTTCTGGCATTCTTACCTAGACCAACAGCTGTTGTTACTATATCAAGTTCTGTAACAACAGGAGTAAATCTGAACACTCTTTCGGGAGCGCCTACATATCCACTGAATTTGCTAACATTCATAAATTCTACTGTGACTTCAGATAAAGCTAACACAGCTGCATTTGATATTGGTTCAGGATGGAGCCCAGGAACATTCGTTTATATTAAGAATTCAAGTACAATCACTGGACGCACTGGTATAAGAGGTTCTACAGGAACAGCTGGGACAACAGGAGCTACCGGAAGCACCGGAGCAACTGGTTCTGTTGGAGCAGGCGGAAATGGAGGCGCAGGAGGAACTACAGGCGGTGGAGCTGGGGGAAGCACAGGTGGTAATGGTTCGGCTGGAGGAACTGGGGGAACTGGTGTGACAGGCGGTGGCGGTACTGCAGGAGGAACCGCAGGAACCGGAGGCGTTGCACTAATTGTTCAAAATGTGACTGGCCTCATAACTGTTATTGATAATTCGACAGGTTCTGTCATAGGAGGAGCCGGAGGCACTGGCGGAACTGGTGGAATTGGTGGAACTGGTGGTCCTGGTGGGTCGGGAGGGCCTGGAGGGGCAGGAGGCGGCGGCGGTGGCGGTGGTGGTAGCTATAACGCTGCTGGTAAAGGTGTAGGTAACATTTCCGGCGGCGGTGGTGGCGGCGGTGGTGGTTCTTCGGGTGGTCTTGGTGGTGCCGGCGGTGGTGGTTCTTATCCTGGTTCCGCCGGTGCTGCTCGATCTGGAAACAACGGGGGCGCGGGAGGTGGTGGGGGTGCCGGTAATCTAGCTGGTGGTGCAGGTGGAAACGCTGGATTTGCTGGGGGCGGTGGACAAAGCTCGACTGCTGCTGGTGGTGGCGGCGGCGGTGCAGGAGCTACCGGAGCATCAGGTGCTCAAGGAATAGGTGGCACAGGTGGCATAGGCGGAACTGGTGGTACAGGCGGAGTTAGAGGAACTGCGATAAGCGGCAATAATTTCATAACCAGTTGGATTTCTACTGGAACTATAAACAATGGTTCACGCGGTGCTGCTGGAGCAGGTGGTGCTGGAGGTTCTGGTGGAACTGGATCAACGAACGGTTCTACTGGGTCTACTGGGTCTACTGGTTCTTTAGGACCAGCATGATATTAAATAACTAGGAGTTAAAATGAAAATTCACTATAAAATTATTGAAGTATGGTCAGATGATCATCTTATCGTCGTCAGATATTGGACCGATATTATCACGGAAGAATTTCTAGCTTCTGGACCAGAAAAACTTGAAGACGGTTCGCCAGTAAGATGCCGTACTGATGTTGCATTAAATATTCCTATTCCGGCACCTAACGAATCCGAATTAGAGGCGTTTCTACTCGCAAATGCGCCGTCAGGTTTCCTAAAGACGTTAGAAGATGTACAGAACCCAGAAGTAGACACTTCTATGAGTTCTATTCTTGCTCTTAAAGGTAAAAAATATACAGGCGAATCAATTCCAAAAATCAATAAAACAAACCAAACAACCCAAAAAGAATTAACTGAAGAAGAAATTCAAAAGTTGATCGATTCTGTTATGAGTTCGAATAAGTTATGATTTATCATGAATTACGTTCTATTATTTCTTTTCTGGACGTTTACAATATACTGGATGCATCGTCTCGCGCACGCGTGGTCGTTCATGCGAGGATTTCACGTAGATCATCACGCGCAGGTAACAGATAAAACTATTGCTGGACTAAACTGGAAAAACGCTTTTCTGTGGTTTGATACATGGGAAAGCACAGTAGATCAATGGTTAACAGAAGTTATTCCTACGATTATAATCAGCACAGTTACTGGTCACTGGTGGTTACTGTTATTCTATTATATTTGGGCTGCATTCATACAGGAAGCAGTTGAGCACAACGAAAAAGTTAATCTGTATCCGTTTATCACTAGCGGTAAATGGCATTTGATTCATCATGAACACCCTACAAAAAACTATGGAGTGTTTTTCCCTATATGGGATATTATATTTGAGACCAAGAAAGGCCTGAATGAGCACTCATCAGAACTGGTTCAGAAGTAATATACAAGAACGACTCACCGATTCGTCTGTCGACTTAAAGCTGATACTAAACCCATATCCGTTTAACGAAATGAGTTTTCACGATGCAGCAGACTATACTGCTACGCTGATCGCAAAAACACACAAAACCATATATGTGTCATTCAGTGGCGGCGCTGATTCCGAATACACATTACGAGTATTTCATCGCAATGGTATACATGTAACTCCTATCATAATCAAAACAACAGGTAATACAGAAGAGCTTTCGTATGCTTTCGCTTGCTGTAAAGAACTCGGTTACGATCCGATCCTTATCGATGTGACGGACCAAGAATTCCTAAAGCGTTATTTTGATATAGTCAAAACTATAAACGGGTTTGGTATATACTGCATCCCTTCTATCATAGCATGTGAGTATGCTCGTGATAATGATGGCGTGCTTATTATCGGCGAACATCTGATTGATACCGATAAGTTGAAGAACAACATAACGCCTGGTGCTAACGAATGGGATTTCTATAACGAGTGTTTTGTTGGCGAACAATATAATATCCCGTTTTTCAACTACACAATAGAATTAACGTATGCTATGATCAGCGCAATAGCTGATATACCATTAAACGTATTCAAAGCTGAACTATACGGAACAGAACTGCGTCCTATAATCGACTACAAGTTTTCAGATAATTTCAACTATGTCAAAATCCGAATAAGCGAATTTAGAAAACACTATCCTAATTTTAATGTAGATTTAGGCAGTAAACAAGAGTTTTTAGATACACTTGTTTCAAAATTGACGCCAATTACTGAAAGGCTGTAGTCCGAGGGGACTGGCAGTCTGTTTTTTGTAGGTTAGAACAATATCTGCCGCAAGACAAATACGATTTTCGTTAAGTTTGTCTATCGTAGGGCTACCTTTATCTATAGTCTGATCCGACTGTCCGACTGTATCGTGAACCAGATTAGACGGAAACACAAACAGCTGACCTTCTTTCGGCGGAAAAGTCCACGTTTGAGCATTAAAATAATCCCAAACATTTTTAGTATTATTCCAGACGATGGAGCCAGGATAAGGTTCGTGCGGTCGTTCATGATTATAAAATCGTAGTGGTCGTGTAAATGTTGTTGGCACATTAACATAATATGTGAATGATATGTGCGCGTCCCCGTGCGCGTGGCGTGGCGTAGAGTTATCTTTCTTAATGTTAAGCCACGTTTTCACCAGATTAAAATCAAATTTATCATTATCTATGTTTAGCCGATTTGTGTATTGCCTAGCACATTCTACAGCATATTTAAAGAAAGATTCGAACGCGATTTCATGATGAATATTCACATGATTAGTGAACTCGCTCGAATATCCTTCTGGCGTCATGTATTTGTGAACATTTTCGTAAAAAACAGATTTGAATTCTACATGGTTGGCGTAATCAAATTCGCAAACCAATGTTGGGAATAAAGAGTGTTCAATCATATAAATAGCCTCAAAAAGGAGTATGGAATGGATTTCTTTAAACTCGTGGCTGAAGTGGGCTTTCCTATTGCATCGTCAATAGCTGGCGGATATTTCGTATTTCTAACTCTAAAGTTCATTCTAGCGGGTGTGATGTCAAGTGTCAAGGGTATGAGCGGAATTATTACTGCTCTTGACAACCGAGTTAAGACCATGAACCATGACGTTATCCGTATCGACACGCTCGTGTCTAACGCACTAGGCATAAAGCCAGATATTGATCGTATCGCTCGCGCGGACGGCAAGAATGATGCAAGGAGAGACTAATGGCTGCTGGTGAATTGGTGGACATGATCAATAAGTATGGGTTTCCTATCGTCGCCGCTGGCGGAATGGGATATTTGATATTCTATGTATGGCGTTGGGCTACTCAAGAAATCAAACCTATTTTATCAGAAGCTAACACTGTACTTATAGCACTTATCGACCGAATTCGTATGTTAGATAACGATTTGATACGTTTAAATCAAAAGGTTAATGTTGTTTTGACGTTGCGTGGTCAACAGATCGAGGAAATGAAACATGAACAGGCTCATACTGATAGCACTGAGCATCCTCCTAAGCAATAGTGTATTAGCAACCGAACTTCAATTCAACTTCAAAAGCCCTGCGTTTAGTGGTGTGGGTTTTTCTTCGCATGTTCTGACTATCGAAAACCTAGAAGCGACGCGACGTAGGCAAATAGATGATGATAAGAAAGCAGCTGCTGTGAAAGCTGCGTCTGATGCTAAAAATACAAACCTTGCTAAGTTTATCAATAACCTTGAGAGTCGCGTATATGCTACGCTTTCACAGAAAATAGCCGAGCAGTTGTTTGCTGATAACGGAGCAACCGCAGGTACGTTTGACATAGCAACTAATAATGTTCAGTGGTCGTCAGATGGTTCACAGATTACGTTACGAATAACCGACGCGGCAGGTAGTGTTACAGAAGTTGTTGTCCCATATGGGAGTTTAGCATGGTGAAGTATGGTGTCGTTCTTGCTGGACTATTGTTAGCTGGTTGTGTCCCAGAACTAGCAACGAAAGACAGTATTGAAGCTGCTGCTGAACAACCGGAAATAATCACGAATAAGCGTTTCAATGAGTTGGCTAATTTAAAGGGAGTCGACGGCGATATTATCCCTATCGCAGTTTATCGTTTTCCTGACATGACTGGACAACGTAAACCTGCTACGAATTTCGCTAGTCTTAGTTCTGCTGTGACACAGGGAGGTGAGGTTTTCCTTATCAAAGCTTTACAGGATGCAGGAAAAGGAAAGTGGTTTCAGGTTGTAGAACGTGCGTCGCTTGAGAATCTTGTTAAGGAACGTCAGCTGATTCGTAGTCAGCGTGAGCTATACGAAAAGGATCAGGCGAAACCATTAACGCCATTAACAGTTGCAGGGATTATGATAGATGGTGGGAT